GAACTGCTAGAGATCATCAAGGCTATTCCGATCGATGTTCGCATCATTGGTGCCGACTATCTCAATAAGGACTTCACGGGTAAGGATCTTGCCGACGAGCTTGGCATTGAAACATACTACAATCGTCGTGACCATGCCTTTAGCACGACGGATCTTAGACTTCGTGTCTGGGAAAATGAACTAACCAAGGCAAAGTAATATAAATACACCGTCTACGCCTAATGGGTAGACTTAATTAAACTCGCTGAAAAGGAGAAAGCATATGGCAGGTTGGGACTTCAACCACTCATTCAAGGATTTTGATCGTTTCTTTGTTGGATTCGATAAGATCGCAGAAAAGATGTCGCAGGTAGCGGATCAGACCGCTAAGCTCGCATCGAACTATCCTCCATTTAATATCAAGAAGATTGACGAGAACAAGTACATTATCGAAATGGCTGTGGCTGGTTTCGGTAAGCAGGATCTTGAGCTCGAAATCATCGACGACAAGCTCATTGTAAAGGGCAACGTTCGCTCCGGTGAAGATGCTGAAAAGGACTCTAAGGGCGAATGGACTTGGCCTCATGTCCTGTATCAAGGACTCGCTATGCGTCCGTTCACACGCACGTTTAACCTGGCGGATAACGTAGAAATCCGTGGTGCTTCGCTCATCAATGGTATCCTAAAGATCGCTTTGGAAGCCATCATCCCTGAGCACAAGAAGCCTAAGAAGATCGATATTCAAGACGAGACGGAAACATCCGCCGCTCCTTCGACCGCTGAATATCTCGCGGAACGAAAGGAAAAGTAAGATGTTTAATCATAAGTATGTGGTGCCCGTATCTAGGGCAGCAGCATTTTCTGTGCTGTCTATGTGCGCGATGATTTTTTATCAATTGCTAGCACTATAACCATAAAAAGAAAGGGGGAGCCGAAACTCCCCCTTTTTTCTGTTTACTTTATACCCAAAAGGGAATAAAATGGTTTTATTCCCTTTAGGGAATATTTACGCCCATTGTGCGAACTTTGTGGTCTTCGCGATACGATCGTCTAGACCGTGGGTTCCACCATTGACTCTCTTTGTAATCTGAGTAATCACCGCTGTCGATACGCCTTTAGCTGCAACTTCAAGCAGTCCATTCTTACGGAAGAACCATAGTGCCGACTCAAATGCCAATTCACCAGCTACGATGTCTGGATTTGTCAGAATATCAGGTCTACCTACTGCTGCAGCAAATGCAGTGTAGTTATCTTTACCCGTTAGCTGAATCGGACCACGTCCACGGAACTTCCATCCATCCCCAGATGACTCTGGTCCGTTACCCATACGGTTGGCGTACACCTTGTTCGCGATCTTCTCAGGCTTACGTGCATACCCGGCCGTAGAAGCCACGGTTGGAAAGTACTTCTTGAAGATCTTGGTTAGACCATCAGCCGAGTAGTTAAGGTTCTCAGAGAATACCTTGAAGTTACCGGACTCATGAGCGCACTGACCAAAGAAGTGAGCGGCCTGAGAGTTGGTTAGATTAAAGAAGTCTCTAGCGGCTCTATAGGTACCTGGGCCCCACTTTCCATCAGCAGTTACGCCGCACTTGGCTTGAAGAGCCGCAAGTGGACCAAGACCGGTTGGTGTAGGTGCTGCAGCTTTAGCAACAGTTGTGGTTGCCTTAACGACTGCTCCAGTCTTCTTTACGGTGCTTGGATCGAAGTCTTTAACCGGTGTGTATGTGGTACCACCAGACTTAGACTTGGATGCGATCAAACGCTGCATACGATTTCCGCCGTTACGCTTGATCGATGCGTGTACCCATCCTGAGTTGGCTCCGTCCTTGGCGTTATAGAACTCAAGGATGACCTGGTCGAACTCTAGGTTGTCAGCAACCCAGTCGGCTACGACCTTGTTCGAGATTCCAGGAATCTCAAAGTCGACGGCTTCACCATTCGAGTGCTGTGAAGTCTTGGATCCACCAACGGCCTTGTTGACCAATGGTGAACGATAGGACGAGTTGATTTGAACTGGCTTACCGAAGTGAGCACGAACTGGTTCAAGGATCTTTTCGCAGACATACTTCATGTTTGCGATATGCTCTTGAGAAGGAACGTTGGATAGACCTAGGCGCTTTGCCGTAGGAGACACGATCAACTCTTCAAGAGTAAAGTTTGCTGTTAGTCTTGTTGCCATGATCTATCTCCTTAGAATGGACCGAAGTCGTCGTCGCTATCCTTGTACTTCTGGATTGCGGCCATCATTTTGATTTCGGTGTCGGCCTCGATAGATTCAGCCTTGGCATGCTCGGTGTGAGCCTCTGCCAGATGCTTGTAATCAGTTTTGCCCATCTCTTGGACCTTGACATTAGGATCGAACTCAGCGACCTTCATGTTCATCATTGTGGCAAACGCACCAACAAACGCACCAACAATCATGGAGAATGCTGGACCGATAATCTTAAAGATCTCGTTGTTGTCGATAACATCATTTGGAAAGAAAAGACCTACAAGCATCATGAATACAACGGACATCATAATGAGTCCAAGTGTAAATGCTGCGATCTTCATGATCATGATTTGAACTCGACCCTTTTCGATCTCGAGTTCTTCGAGCGTATTCACCGTTGGTGAAATATTAAACGCACTTATGAAAGATTTAAAGCTCATTGTTTATCCCCGCGGTTGACATTTTTTATGTTATGGTTTATTTATAGATATGAAGGTCTATAGGAGTATTCATGCAATTCTACTACACATCAGTTATTCAAAACAAAAATAAAATGCTTGTCCGCGGTATTGATAATGGGAAGCCCGTCAAGCGGATCTACGACTACTCGCCATATTTATTCGTGCCAACCAAGAAAGAGTCCAAGTATCGGACTCCAACTGGTCAGCCCGTAGGTAAGATGGACTTCCCATCGATCTGGGAAGCACGAGAGTTCATCAAGGAATACGAGAGCGTTGAGGGTATGCCAATCTTCGGCATGACCAACTTCTTGTACGCATTCATCTTTGATATGTTCCAGGGCGAGATCAAGTACGATCCATCGCTCGTTTCAGTATGTTCGCTCGATATCGAAACGAAGATGGGTGAGGAAGACATCGCAACGGCTCTTCAAACAACGCCCAACGAAGTTACCGCTATCACGATGAGCCGTAACGGCAAGAAGACTGTTCTTGGTTGTGGCGAGTTCAAGACCGACGATCCAAACGTCAAGTACATTCGATGCAAGGATGAATATCATCTGCTTCAGGTCTTCCTTGAAATCTGGAACTCGGTCGAGTATTCTCCGGACGTCATCACGGGTTGGAACATCGAGTTCTTCGACATTCCGTATCTGGTCGGTCGTATCATCAAGATCCTCGGTGAGGAAGCCGTCAAGCGTCTCAGTCCTTGGGGTCACATTCGTCCATATGATGTGGAGATCAAAGGCAAGCGTGTTACTTCGTACGAGCTCAAGGGCGTGTCCGTTCTGGACTACATGGCTCTGTACAAGAAGTTCACGTACCAGAACCAAGAGTCGTATCGACTCGACCACATCGCGTTCATCGAGCTCGGCGAGAAGAAGGTTGACTACAAGGACGAAGGTTACGTCAACCTGAACGACCTGCACGATCGTAACTTCCAACGCTTCATCGAGTACAACATCCACGACGTTCATCTGGTCGATATGTTGGAAGACAAACTGAAGCTGATCGAACTCGTGTTCGCTCTTGCGTACGATGCCAAGGTTAACTACAACGACACACTGGCATCGGTTCGTCAGTGGGATGTTATGATCCACAACTACCTGTTGGAGCGCAACATCGTTGTTCCACAGCAGAAGCCGTCGATGGTTACCGAACTTGTTGGCGGCTACGTCAAGGAAGTCCAGACCGGCATGCATCGCTGGGTCCTATCGTTCGACTTGAACTCTCTGTACCCGCACCTGATCCAGCAGTACAACATCTCGCCTGAAATGTTTATCAAGCGTCTGGCTGGGTTCCCATCAATCGATCAGATCCTGACCGGAACTCGCGTTCCAGATACCGAATGGTCGATCGCCGCAAATGGCTGCGCTTATTCTAAAGAGAAGCAAGGCTTCCTTGGAGCCATCATGGCTAAAATGTACGATGACCGAGTCATCTACAAGAAGCAGATGATCGAATGCAAGAAGGAATACGAGAGAACCAAGGACAAGTCGTTGCTCAAGGAAATCTCTCGCCTTGACAACATGCAGATGGCCAAGAAGATTCAGCTAAACTCGGCCTATGGCGCACTTGGCAACAAGTACTTCCGCTGGTTCGACATCAACCATGCCGAGGCTATCACGATGTCCGGTCAGCTTTCCATTCGTTGGATCGCCGATCGTATGAACGAGTACCTGAACAAGCTCTGCAAGACGACTGATGTCGACTACATCGTTGCATCGGATACCGACTCGATCTATGTGACTGTGGCAAACCTTGTCGACATGATCTTCCCAGACCAGACCGATACCAAGAAGATCGTGGCTTGGTTGGATAAGGTCTGCATCGAGAAGCTCGAGCCATTCATCGACAAGTGCTATCAGGATCTGGCCGATCATATGGGTGCATTCGCTCAGAAGATGAAGATGAAGCGTGAATGTATCGCTGACAAGGCTATCTGGACCGCTAAGAAGCGTTACATCCTGAATGTCTGGAACGTCGAGGGTGTTGCCTATGACAAGGCCAAGCTTAAGATGTCTGGTATCGAGGCGGTCAAGTCTTCGACTCCTCAAGCGTGTCGTGATGCTTTGAAGAACGCGTTCGACATCATCATGAACAAGAATGAAGCTGCTCTTCAAAGCTACATCGCTCAGTTCAAGGAGGAGTTCAAGACTCTTCCGTTTGAGACTATTGCGTTTCCTCGTGGTGTTACCAATGTCAGCCAATACATGCGTCGTGGTCAGGAACTCTTCGCAACCGGAACTCCTATCCACGTCAAGGGTAGCATTCTTTACAACAAACTTATCGACGATATGAAAGTCCGAGATAAATATGAGACCATTGCAAATGGAGACAAGATCAAGTTCGCTTACCTGAAGCAACCGAATCCGTACCGCATCAATGTGATCAGTGCTCCTGGTCAGTTGCCGGAAGAGTTCAAGCTTCAGCAGTATATCGACTACGATCTTCAGTTCTCTAAGTCGTACGTTGATCCTCTCTCGATCATTCTCGACTCCATTGGTTGGAGCGCGGAAAAGAAGTCCACGCTAGATGATTTCTTTAGCTAAGGAAAAGTAATGGCAGACAATTTTGAACTTGATGACTTCGACTTCGGCTTTACAGCCGTAAGTGAGGAAGACATCACCAACCCAGCAATCGAGCAGGTCGTTAGTACATCGACCGACAAGGCTCAGAAAATGTACTCTATGATTATGCCTCTTTTGAAAAATCTAGAAAAAGACTCGGATAAGAACGCATACATACATTGGCCGAATAGAAAGGAAAAGATCCAGCAATTTATTAAGAAGCTGGATGCAGTT